ATTGATCGATCGTGTCGCATGGTTACCTCGCTTGGCGATATAGCGTGGATCGCTGCTTGTGTGCGCCGGGTGTTGTCAATCTGGCAAGGGACGCGGGTTTGTACCCCGGTGACTTCGCTCCCTTCGGCGCATGTTTCATCATCTCCATCCGCGTCTTCTTGTAGACCGCCCAGAACTCGATCGCCTGCATGACGTGGCTCGTCCAGTCGTGCAATGGCGTGGACGGTTCGCTCATCACGGGTTTATCGAGCGGCTTGAAGCGGTGGTTCTTGACGCACTTGTGGGCGAAAACGGCACCGGGTCTCCCGGCGAACCGCATCCCCTGACTCAGCTCGTGGAAACACTGTTGTCGTCCCTTGAAGGTGTTTCGGGCCTTGGCATACATCCCTCGATCTTTATTTCCCATCCGGTCTCGGTTGACCGTAATTCGCTCACCTTGAGGGTTCTCGTAGCGGAGTAGAACACTGTAGAAGGTATCGAGGGTGGCTCCGTTGGACGTGTCCCCGTAAACATCTCCGCAATAAGTGGGCGCAGGTAGACTTCGGATAAGGTCCATAAAAGCGTGTTCTCGGTCACCATACTGTCCCGCATATTTCTCCTCGTCTGGTTTGCCTGAAAGCAGCGTGCCGTAGAAGTCGGCGTCCATCCCGCTGTTCTGGTAACTATCGAGCACGACGTGTCCGCCCATGTTGTTGTCCTGTACGACAACAATGGCGGTGCTGTCCAGTTTGCCGGGGTCCATTGTGATATAGGTCGCGGCCATCTTGTCCGGGGTGTTCAGCGTCACGTCCGGCTCGAACTTCGGGTCCCAGAACTGACCGTAGACCCACGTGGACTGTCCCGCGTGCGGATTCCGCAGGACTTCGCGTTCAAAGTCAGCGGGACGGCTCGAATACCGCTGCCGTTCCGTCTCGAACCACACGTTGTCATTGAGCGGGTTGTCCCACCAGTCGATTTCAAAGAGCGCCGGCCGGAACTCCATATCAATCCCGGTTCGCAGGTTGTAAAAGTCGGGTCCCTCGTCCAGATGCTCTGTTGAAATGGCGAAACGGTGGCCCATTGTCGCGGCAACGCCGTTCCAGGTGTTCAGCAACTCCGGAATCAGGGCCGCTTCATCGAATGCGCCCCATGTTGCACGGTCGGCACGGCCTGTTTTTCCCGTCGTTGACTCCCCGGCAAGCTCGTTATGGTTCTCCGGGTTCATCATGAAGAGTTTCTGGCGGTGCTTGTCGGGATCGTAACCGGCCGGACGCATCCACTCGGGCAACCCCCAGTACAGGCGGTCGATCTTGGCGAACAGGGAACGGTGATTCTTGGAATCGACCAGTTCTTCCTTGCGGGAGACGAGCAGGACGTTCCACGGGTTCTTGAAGAGCCAGCCGTGGAGTGCGATTGCGCAGATCATCCACGATGCGCCCACGTCACGGGACTTGGAAACCACGCCATCCCCGTCCGGACCCCGCTGGGTGAGGACCCAGAAGAAGAAGTTCGCCATATCGATCTGCTTGGCGAATGGGATATAGGGGAGGTTCCCGCCACCGAGGGCGTTGCGGTCATCGCGCGGCTCAAAGATGGTCCCGTAGACCGAGAGCCAGTACCCGAAGTCGTTGGCACAGTAGTGCTTTTCGAGCGGGATCAGTTTCGGATTGGAGCGGAGTTCGTGCTGTCGCTGAACGCGATAGCGGTAGATCTCGTCCCGCCATGCCAGATACCGGGCACGCTTCGCGTCGGCGTCCGGATCAAGTCCTGAATGGGGACCCGGTGGCACGATCTGAAGCGATTCCGGCAAGAAGGCAATGCGGGTATCAGGCATGTATCGGCTTGTCCTCGTCCACCCAAAGGCCAACTCGCCTTCGGTCTTTGTCATCCCAGAACTTGACGCCGAGTGCGAATCCGTTCATTGCATCAAGCGATGGTTGATCGCAGAGTTGACGCCGAAAGTCATACGAAATTCGGTTCTGGATACAGAGCCAAGTCGCCATGTCTAGCCGATCGAATCGGTTGTGATAGTCCAGGACTCGATTTCCATTTAGCACTTGTGTCCGGGACCCATTGGCTTGCCGCACTTCGGGCATTTCTTCGCTGCCATGTTCATCACCTCCTTTAGCTCATCGGTAAGCCGGGCGACTGCCCCGGAACGCCGGGAGCGCCCGGTTGCGGTCCGCCCATGTGCTGACCCGAGAGGATCATGAGAATCTGCATCAGGAGTTGCTTGACCTGATCTTCTGCGCCCGGTGGCATCCCTGGTCCTGCACCCATTGGCGGTGGCGCCATCGGTGGTCCGGCCTGAACGGTAGGTGCGCCACCCGGAGGGGCGCCGGGAGGACCACCCGCCTGCCGGAACTGGTCCGCGAATCCTGACGGCGGCATTCCAACTGGCATGTCATGATCTCCTTACCGTGAAACTCGCCATGTGTTACTTCTCCCTCTTCCCTTTGTCGGAAGTTTTGTTCGCCCTGTCGTATTGGTCTTGCCAATACTTCTTATTTCTTTCTCTTCGGTCCACCGAATCAACCATTGTTTTGTCTACTCCCGGTGGGACAAGGGATGCCGTTGGAGTTGGTGTTACCGTGGGATTGCCACCGAATAGTCCGGGTAGTTGCTGTGCCCAGTAATCGGCCAGATACGAACGAAGCCCAACGGCAGGTTCGCCCGGCGCGTTCACTTGATGAAAACCCTTTGGTTGCGGCTCATCAATACCAGCGTTCCTGTAGTTCACGCCACTCTGAAGAAGTTCCATCATTCGTTGCTTTTGGTTAGAAGATTCGCTGATCTGCCTGTAATCGAGCGGACCCCGATAGAGATGATTCATCAATGCTGATTCAGTATTTGGGGTTTCCGGGGTTTCTGTTTTCAACGTGTAGACATCACGACCAGCGGATTTGTTCGGCAGCTTTTCGTACTGCGGGAAATCTTCCGGGTTGTTACCCGGCGCGAGGTAAATAATCTTTTTCCCAAAATCGAATCGGACATAGTTGCCATCACTGTCGATCCCCATCGTCTTCGACAGGTCGGAATATCCCGCTTCCGCCATAGCTTTATCGTTGCTTCTTGACTGCTGATCAATCCCAACCGCCCATGCGGGAACGGCGTACTGGCTTGCGAGAGAGGAAGTTGCCACACCCGAACCAGTCGCGTTGATAAACGATCCATCCGCCTTTGATGCCATAAGGTTATTCACATAGTCCATGATGTTCGGACCTCCCGCGCCCGTCTCGGTATTCATCGTCATAAACGCATAATTCTCTGGAGGGCCGTATCCCGGCTTGTCGCGCAATATATGGTCCGGTGACCAGTTTGCTACCTTCTTGCCGTTAATAATCGAGGTAAGGTCGCCTTCGGCATCCAGCGTCGGATTCGTCCCTCCCTCTTTCAACATGTTGAAGGTCGGTGTCTGCTGCCAATTTGGAAGTGATGGTGACGCTGCCACCCGTGCTGCTTGCGACCCGTATCCGGGGCCTTTGGACTGGAGTTGGGAGTTGCTCATCTGCGATTGCGCTTCCGCAATGCGCTTTCTGAACGCTTCGGCAAATCCCCCTCCGGACCCGGATCGTTGCGGCATGTCATCCCCTCGATTTCTTGGTTCGGGCAGCGGTACGGGCTTTGGTCTCGTCCTCGTCCGGTTTTGGCTCTGGCTCCGGCTTCGGCGCGGGCGCTTCCACGATCTCGGCGGTGCGGATATTGAGCACGCCTTCCGGGGTGTTCGCATAGAGCGCCGGTTGATCGCGAGAGAACTGCTTCCGCTCTTCGGTCAGGGTTGCCCAGCCGGTGCGGAAGTCATCGAGGTCCGCCTGTGTCCACTCGTAGACCGGGTGTTCGTGTTGGGACGGTGCGTAGACCGTTCCGGGTTCGTTGAATGTCGGCATGTGAATCTCCATGCGGGAGAGGGTGGCGTATTCCGCCACCCTCTCAGTCGATTAGGAGGTCTTGAACGGCGTTGCCTCGGAGCCGGTGGCGGTGTTGATTCCGGTCACGGCCCACTGGGTATCAGAGATTGCGTAGAACTCCAGCATGTCTCCAATGATGCCGCCCGTGGTTGAGCCGTCACCCTCCCATGCGAGGTGGGTGGTTCCGTTTGCCGTTCGGGCAGTCGGAGCAAAGGTGGTGTCGATGATCTGGAGGATCGTTCCGAGCATGAAGTCGCCCGACGTACAGGCAATCCGGTGAACGAGCGACGTTGCCGTGGTCGTGACGGCAAACCGGAAGAACAATCCTGGCTGTGCGGCCGGAAGGGTATACGTGAACCCAGCGGCAAGATTGAACAAACAGGTTGCGCCGTTGTCGTCGGCGGTCAGCGTCTTCGCTCCGGTAAGAACTTTCCTGAACGGCGAAGCGGGGACGCCGTTGGAATCAGTGATTTCGTTCCCGTTGACGCGCTGTTCTCGCTGTGGCATTGAGATTCCTTTCTAAACTGGAAGATGTTGGCGAGAGTAACCTTTTACATTACCCTCAGATCGGCTCGAACTCATAAGTAACAACGCCGACGATGCCGGTCAGCGTGCCGGACCCGATCTGGGCAAGCCGATCGCCCGGTTTGAACCGGAGCGTCGAGTTGGTTGCCGTGAGCGCGGGCTTGATGATGGTGTTGATCGTGGCGGTCAAATCGATTGACGCGGCCACTTCCAGCACCGTGGCCCCGGCAGCGGCGCCGGGAGCGGAGGTATCGGTGATCTTGCGGGGTCGGACAGCAGCCGACGAACCACCGACAACAGAGTGAATTTCGCGGACATTCACCAGACGGCAATGCCGGGTACATGTCCATACGTCCCGAGAGACTTCCGTGGCCTTCAACTCCGACGTAATGAAGAAGTTGTTGACCTTCCTGTTGACGCTCGTCGCGCCGCTTGCCATAACCCACACCTTTCTGACGTACTGAACGTCAAATTCGTTCGTGGGTATCGTACATCATGAAAGGCACAAGGGATAGCGTTGCTCGTGATAAGATCCAGTCAACAAAAAGACCGGGTGGTATCGGGCCACCCGGTCAGCGAGACAGATGAATCAGGAGTTCATATGCCCGGATGCAAGCGTACCATCCTCATTGCGTCATTGGTCCTTGCGCTCCTCCCCTCGGTCACGCTGGCCGATCTCTCGGGAACCCGGTTGATGGAGCGCGACAACAAACGGTGCGCCCGGTACGGCCAGCACTATGACCGGGACGGGATCATTACCGCTCGGGAACAGCGGAATCTCGACAGGATCAACTGCAAGCGATCCGGCTCCACGTGGGTGTCGTCGCTGTATTACCAGGCGGAGGTGTAGATGGACGATGTGCGGACGCTCATAGGGATAATCCGCCGTATCGCGATTGGGTACGCCGGAGAGTATGGCCACGGGAGCGAGAAAGACCCGGACGCCTCAGTCGAATGGGCGCTCGGCTACGATGAAGAATCTGCGGAATATGACCGAATCGTTGCCATAGCGTTCCCAGCGGAGGTAAAACCATGAATCTGTCTGAGAACGACTACAGTGAGGCGCTGGCCTACATCACCGAGACGCTCCGTGGCGGGCACATCAACGTCGCGAAGCTGGACCTGTGCAAATGGATCATCGAGAAGGTCGCTGACGGCACGATCACGGTGGAGTGACCTAGCCATTCGGGTAGGTACACCATAGTCAACCATTGAATAGGTTTAATCGGTGACGCCGTTGACGTACAATCCGTACGACGACGGCGTACTCTTTTGTGCGCCCTATCAGGAAGGACCGATCGCCATGGAGTCCACCGACTAACCCCCCGTCAACCGAATACCCCCATGGCCTTCAGAACCCCGGATGACGCGAGTCGAGCCAGTGCCGGTAAAGAGATCAGTTTGCCTCACGAACCGTGGGGGAACCTACGGAGGGGGCCAGAACTGTGTCCGCAGACACCCCGCTCTGCCGAAGGCTATCCGTATCCGCAGAGACGGAACCGTCCGTAACGTTCAAACGTAACCACCGCTCGTACAGCGGCATTGCATCGCGGCCGTGCTCAACCGCCAACCGGAATACCATCGCTACCGGAACGCCGGTCAACATCTTGTTCGTGATCCGCTTCACCATCGTCGCCCCCTCCTCAGTTCTCCACGTTTCGCCAGCAGACACGGTACCAGAGTAAGCGCGACGACTTGTGATCGCCCGCAATACGAGTGGTGACTCGCACTGTCCTCCAGTCTCACCATTCTACGGTTTTTCTCCGAGACACGGTACCGGTACCACCCACACACACAATCACACACACCCGCTATAAAGTCACCACCCGTACACCCTCAAGGGTCACGCCGGGGGAAGGGTAACGGTGCAGCCGACCGCACGACAGCGGTGATACGTAGGATCGAGCGACGGTATGCAGGCAACCAGGTAGCGCAATACGCACAAACAAGATTGTCCGCAAACCACATTGCAGTAAGCGCGGTACGTTACCGCTCAACCGTATCCACGCTGTCTACAGTAACGACACAACGACAGTAGAACGGATGGCGCTCCACCGCCGGGGATCGTAGCTAGATTCGCGTTGTGCGTACGGGTGGCGACTCCGAAGCACGAATGCCGTATGCCTGATAACGACAGTGACCAGGAGTGCGGACTATCGGATCTTCCGAAGTGAGTGCTCGTACTGGCGGAGCTGT